AAGGTTTATTAACATCACCATCAACCTTGGTGTACAGGTCAAGAAATGCCTGTTTTGTTTCGTCATCAAAACGATTGACACAAAGTTGAATTGCTTTCGCTTTGTTCTTGAAGATTGCATATGCACGGATGATGTGAACAAGTCTACGAGTTGAGATGATCTCCTCGATACCACCATCATAGAAGGTCTTACGAATAATGTCACCCCAGTCAACAAGTCTCTGACAGAACTCATCATCTTTGATGTTAAGAGTTGCAGCAAGACCTTGAAGAATCTTGAACTCTGTCTTCACACTTGGGTATGCTTGTTCAAATGTGACAGGGAATCTTTCGAGGAATGCTTCGTTCAATACGTTAGTACCGATGAATCTACCATCCTCAGAACCTTTACCTTTTGTGTTTGCAGTTGCAATCACATTGAATCCTGGCGCTGGTTTTACATATCTTCCAATCTTCTTAAGGAAGACTCCTTTTCCTTCGAGGATTGATTGAAGGCAAAGAATCTTGTTGGAAGCCAAGTCAATTTCGTCAAGCAATAGAATCGAGCCGCGCTCCAAGGCCTCGATGATCGGGCCATTATGCCAAACAGTTTGACCGTTGAGTAAACGGAATCCACCAATGAGGTCATCTTCATCTGTTTCAATTGTAATGTTTACACGAATAAGTTCTCTACCTAACTGAGCACAAGCTTGTTCTACAGAGAATGTTTTACCATTACCAGATAGTCCAGTAATGAATGTTGGATAAAATTGTTTTGATTGTATTACTTTCTTAATATCCGTGAAGTTTCCAAACTTAAAAAATGTTTCATCAACTGCAGGAACTAAATTCTTTTCAGATGCAGGTAATACTGCAGGAGAATTGAATGTTCTTTCAATCTGATCTACATCTTTTTGTGTGACTTCGAGATTCCACTTACCTTTTGATACTTTGAAACTTGCTAGTTTCTTAGTAACTGTTTGATAAGTGATATCATTCATCGCACAGAATGCTTTGATATCTGCTGTGGTAATCTCAGTACCATATAGGTTCTTAAGTTTTTCGATTGCTTGCTCGGAAGTCATTTTTGTTTCAAAAGGCATAATAATAAAAGTGTTGTTTCTTGACTATGTTATTATTATAGTCAAAAAAAGGGGTTGATGAAACCCCTTGTGTGCCACTTTGTCAACTGGTTTAAACTGTCTTTAAATATTCTATATGGTCTTCTAATTCTTTAACTAACTTTGATTTACTATGTCTACGATCAAGTTCAATACCAATCGTGCGTCCATAATCCTCTAGTTCGTCTTTTGATAAACTCTTCAAATCAAGAGGTTCTGGGTCAACAGGGTCTTCCACAGATGCAGGTGCTGTATCCACCACTGGTGTTTCTACTACCACTGGTGCTTCTTCTACCACTGGTGGTGCAACAGTTTCTCCTGATACTCCTGCTATTAAATCTCCAAATTTAGACATTTTTCTCTCTTGTGTACGTTTTATTTATTCTGATTCCTCTTCAGCAGGTGTTTCCGCAGCTGCCTCGGTCTCAGGTTTTTCCTCTTCTTTTGGTGCATATACTTTTGCGTATGCATCCATCATATCTTTCGCATCTTTAGGTGTGATTCTAATCATTGTATTATTGTAAGGTATCTTTATTTATCACGCTACCAATTCTATGAATTCACTTAATATTTTCTTATTCATCTTTTTACCTTTAAGACTCTTTGCAAATGCTCTTTTAATTTCTGCTTTAGTTGCATCTTCTTTAACAACTAATTCTCCATCATTGTTAAGAGCAGATGATGCCATACCAAAGTAAGTATGATATCCAGATGTAGTGATTGCAAAAGACCTTTCTTTCTTCCAACGATGTAACATCTTTGTTGATGCCTCAGTTTCATATCCACAGTATCTGCGAATAAATGACCCACCTTCACGACTTGGAAGAATACGAATACCAATAAAATTAGTTTGTGGGAAACAATCTTTTAGATTTTCAAGTAACATATCAGTTGCTTCATATCTACCAGAATCTTTTGAAAGATAAGTCTTACCTAACTTACGGTCACGCAATACACAGTTTTCTCCAAAGTAGTTTGTTCCCATATATGGTTCATCTTCCCATCCTCTCTGAACCTCACGATGATATTTAAGTGGTTGACTTTCTCCATCTGTAAGAACTACACATTGTACTTTTTCTGCACCAGTTTTCTTTTGAAACTGTGGAAGTAATTGATGTAAAGAAACTAATGCTTCATTTAAAGGAGTTCCAGATAATCTATATCCATATGGTACATCTAAGTAAGGTGTACTTTGTGTCCAATCAAATACACAGGCAGCCCTCCAAATATTAATCATATGTGTATCTAAATCCTTTGACTTAGTTTGACTACTAAACATATTCAATAGAGCAAAATTATTTCCAACTTCTGCCATCATATCTTTTGGTTCATAGAAAGTCTCTCTATTTGCATACATCGCAGGTCTAGGATAATCATTTGAAAATGCATAAACTTCATAAGGTATTTGAACTTTGCGACAGAACCAGATGAGATTATAAAGTTGCTTTAATGTATCCATCATTACATTATTCATTGAACCAGACCAATCAAGAATGAATACTAATCCGTGGTTCTTTCCATCAGGTACTACTGATACTTTTTTGAATAAGTCTTCATTAAATTTGTAAGTGTGTAATACAGCTGTATCGAGAACACCAGTGCGACTAGTAGTAGCACGGGCATAAGCTCCTGCAGATTTTTTACATTCAAATTCTTTGACAAGATAACTTACCTCCTTTTGTGCTGATTTTTTAAATGCATAGAACTCTTTATCTAGTTCTTCATATGGGTCATAGGACTCTGGAATTCTTTCTGGATTGCAAAGTGAAATGAAGTAGTTTGGATTTTGTTTGTACTGATTTTGTATTCTTATATTTAAATTAGTCCAATGCTCTTTAAATTCTTTGTGAACTTTCTCATTTGATATCACAACTTGATCTATATCTACTTTTGGTAATTCAATGTAATGACTCTCACGACCACCTCTATTAATTAAATCTTTGAGTGCTTCATCAAGAGCATCCATAGTCTCAACTTCTGGTTCTGTATCTTGTGGTTGAGAACGATTACTGAGTTCATCCATCATATCTTCAATCTCTTCAATTGTTGGTGGTTGAGATTCTGATTTCTGATAATCTAAATCTACTTCCTCTCCAGACTCTTCTGTTTCTGACTTAGGCGTACCATCAAAAGTCTCATCACCTAAGTCTATACCTGTATCATTCTCTAGTTCCTGTCTTTCTTTGTTCTCTTGCTCTAATTGTTGCTTACATAATGTATATAATTCTTTTGCAAGAACTAATACTTCATCAAATGTCTCTGCTAATTCAATCTTACTTACAAGAAAGTTCTCCTCAGTATTAAAATCAATATCAACAAAATGACCAATCTTGAAATATAAATTTACCCTATCTGCAAGATTGAAATCACTCATATCTTTATTCTCAATATCAAAGAAGTCTTTATCTGATAGTTCGTGATATGCATTATAAAATGTCTTGTTTAGTCCTTCATATCTTCTTTTAATTAACTTTTCAATACGAGCATCTTCAACAACATTAACAAACTGTTGAGGTATCTGAACCTCTTTCCACCACTCTGTATTAGGTGTATAGAGTGCATGTCCAACTTCGTGACCAACTAACATATCAATTACATTTCCACTTGCTTTCTCCCACATAGGAAGTGTAAGTACACGAGTTTGTACATTAAACTCTGCTGTTTCAACTTTCTTATGCTCAACTACAATGTCTTCTGTTGCAAGTAATTTAGCGAGTTGTGATTTGATTTCGTGTTGGACTGTCATAATGTTGTTTGCTTTATATACCTATTATAACGACGAAACCGCCCCTTGGGACGGTTGAGTAGACACTTTATTAACTGTCCACGACGTTTCTTTGCTTGTCGTAGAGCTTGTGGTTTTAACTTTCGTTTCTGTGGTTTACCAGAATTATGTTGCCAGTTAGGAGTATTCATTTTTTTACTAAACTATCAAGCATTCTACCAATATTATTAAATTTTTGCTGTGTGTTAGGATCTTTTAACATATTGGTTAAACCTGTTATTGCTTTTTTAAATCCAGTTGATATCTCATTAGAGTCTGGTATTTTCTTTATCAAACCTTCAAAATCCATTTTACCACCAAGATTACTTACAACACCCCCAATGACTTTATCACGCATTCCTTTTAACTGTTGAGGTGACTTTTCATTTT